TTTATAAATAACTCTTATTTATAAAATTTATAAAATGAGTGTTTACGCAAAATTTATGAATGGAGATACTCTTTCTTTTACTATTTTTGAAGGTTACAAGTTTAGAAATCTTAGAGGAGAAATATACGATATAATATCAGAAGAAGAGTATATTCCTGAGATTGAGTGTGTTTTAATATTTGATAATAATGAAAAAGTGGATATTAATGATTTAGTAACAGAAGGAAATACTTATAATATTTTTATAAATGAACTTGCAATAATTTTATCATATGAAAACAATAAAATGATAATAGATCATGAATATGAATCTTTTCCTAAACATGCAATAGTCATAATAAAAAAATGTGTGTCAGATAATCTAAAAAAAACATATAATTATATGTATGATCTTTTAGATAAAGCTTTTCAAGAAGAAAATGATTATTATGATTATTATGATTATAATGATTATTATGAAAATAATAGAAGCCATAAAACTTTTTTACAATATGTTAATGAAAATTATGACGATTTCGAATTCGAAGATATAGTAAAAGAATATATATCATTTTTTATATCAAGAGGATTCAAAATTAAAGAATTTTTGTATGAATAATATTAATAAACCTTGAACATTTTTCCGTTTAGAAAAACTATATTACCTTCAATGTAAGATTTTTATATTGTCCTCTTATATTATTCATTTTCAGAATTTTTGATTTCTATTTTATTATCGCCCAACAAAAAGTTAGGGATATATTCGACATTTTGAAACATTTCTTTAGATAACTCTTTACCTTCACATAAAAGGTAGCATTCGGAGGAAGTTCAGAAATAATATCATACATAAGCATTCCTGGAGGATTATATTTAATATATTCATTAGTAAGTTCTTTACAAAAAAAAACCCTCCGCAAGCTTTCTCGTATTTACTTGCGTAATATGTTTCCTTCTCTATATCATATTTTATCATAGACATTTTTAATTCAAATATTTGTTTTTTAACTATGTCTGTTGTAATATAATAAGATATTGCATCTACAGTCTCGTTATCTTCTCCATATAAAGCTCTAAAGACATCAATAGAAGGCGGATTGACATCTTCTAAATGAATAATTCTCAATTTATCAAAAGTTCTTTTATATTACAAAACATATTTAATTCTTATATACAGGGAATAGCTTTTATATAATATTTTATTCTAATTTAACAACTAAGAAAATTTATCGTTGTGCACGTACACTACAAAAAGATACTTTAAATTAAAAATGATTTTATAGTCTTATTTTAATATCAAACCATAATAAAATGAGAGATTACACTATTTACGACCTTGGTTTGAATGTTGACGGCGAAAAGTTTATTATGCCTATAGAGATAGATAATGAAAAGTTTGATGAGGACATTCTAAAAAAGACACTTGATTTATTTAGACCCTATCTCATAATAGATAAAAAGAAAAATATTGAAATTGATGAAAAATATAACGATATTCAAATTCCTTGTTTGTACGAAGGATACGATGGTTATTACCCTTACGAAATTTATCTTGAAGTTTTTCGTTTAAAGTATGACGATCAGAAACGACTATATAAGAAGGACAAGACGGAAGTAAAGAATGACCAACTGATGGTAGCTTTATATGTACAAGCAGAGGAGTTATTAAATGAATTGATTGATATTAAAGTACTTCCGAATTTAATCGAAAAGACGAGATTAGAAAGATATATTTATTGTAAAAGAACACAAGTCCATAAATCCATAAATGACTAAACTAGAGAATATACAGAATCGAAATTATAACTATAATGAAGAGAAAAGAAATATGATGTCTATTATGACAATGAAAATTTATTTTTGAATTTTCAAAAATTATTCAAAAAATCTTAATTTTCTACACACACAAAAAATGTGTGTGTAGAATTTCTAAAAAATAAAATTATAAACTTTATTTTTATAATTTTTCAAAAATTTATTTTAAGTCAATTTAAAATTAAACTTGAAAAATTATATTATAATTATCTTTTTTTCATATGGAAAAAAAATATTTAATATGAAAAAAAGATGTTTATATGAAAAAAATATGAAAAAAACATATTTAAATATTATAATATAAACTATAATGCTAACTTGTGAATTTTGTAAAAAAGATTTTTCAACAAAAGGTGTACTTTTATCTCATCAAAAGACAACAAAATATTGTCTTGAAATACAAGGAATAAATATAAAAAATAATTGCAATTTTAAATGTGATTATTGTGATAAAACTTTTACCTTAAAACATAATTTGAATGACCATATTAGTATATGTAAACAAAAAAAGATAAAAGATACAGAAGATAATAAAATTAAAGAATATGATATTGAAATTAAAAAAATAAAGGATGAATATAAGAAAGAAATAAATGATAGAGATAATCAAATCCAACAAATAAAGGATGAATATAAGAAAGAAATAAAACAAAAGGATAATGAAATAAAAAAATTAAAAGATGAATACACAAGAGAACATAAAAAAGAGGTGCAATTATTAAATCAAATAATAACCAAGCTAGAGACCAAATTGGAAAGTTATGAGAAGAGATTATTTGATATGGCTTCTAGACCAAATACGACAAATACAACAAATATGAATAATAATAAAACTGTGGTAATAAATACGAATATCCCATTAACTAATGATGTATTGAGAAAATGTGCAACTACATTTACTATAGATAATGCTAGAAATATTGACGGAATAACAAAGCACTTTACATCGTCTTTGGAGGATCATATAACTTGCACCGATCCTTCTAGAAATGTCTTTAAATATACAAACGATAAAGACGAAGAGATCGTTGACACTGACTTAGAAAATTTGTTGCCACAATATCTTACCGCGCTAAAAGATGAAAATAATTTTTTATATAAAGAAGTATTTGATTATTTTAAAGTTAATAATGTGTCTCTTAATGAACAAACAGATTATAATATATTTTATAACGCTCTCAATGCTATAATAGAAAGAAAAGGACAACAAAATAAATATAGTGATAAGATGAAAAAATATATAGTTAGACAGTGTAAAAAACAATTTCTAGAAAAGAATAAAAATAAAGAAAAAGAAATAACAAAAGAACTTACAGATGAGGATATAATGATGAATATCATAAAAAATGGGGGAAATCTTTATGATTTTGTCGACAGATTATTTGATATAGAAGATATAGATAATGAAACCGAAGAGCAGTTTTTATATCGTAGAAAAATGGAAGATTTATTTAAACAAAAAAAGAAAGAATGGAAACAGAAATTTTACATAACATAATATATGAACATCCAGACTCTCTTTGAAAATATATTGTTATATTGTTATGTTATGTAAAATTGAATCTGTAATTATTTTAATTAAGTAATAACTAAACATAACTAAGATGATTACAGATTCAGATTGCGACGAAATTCTCTCTTTTTGGTTTAAAAGTGATAATGATAAACTTTATAAAGAATTTTGGTTCGATAAATCAGCGGACAATATTGTATCTGAAAAATACTCTGATATTTTATATAAATTAGAAAGCTTTTTAACTGAACAATCAGACTTTTCGAAATGGTCTTCAAAAATACTAATCACTCTTATTATCATTTTTGATCAATTTTCTCGAATGATATATAGAAACAAGACCGAAAAGTTAACACAAATACATAATAATGACAAAATTGCACTATTAATTTCAAAATTCATTTTTGATTCAAACAAAGACATGTTATTTTCTATCGAACAAAGAGTATTTTTATTAATGCCATTTAGACATACAAAGACAAGAAAGTATTTAGACTTTGTTTTACGGAAAATAAAAGAATATTATTCAGAAGATAAACAGTACGTTATTTTTCTTGATCGTTTTAGATTAGCTACATATGCATCTTATACAAAATTAACAGAAGAATCTTTATTATTTGAATATTCTGATAAAGAAGATGATAAAGAAGATTTTGATTACGAATCGCTACTAGATTTCTCCTATTCTCTTAATAATCCTAAATATAATCCTAAAATATTATATGATGTATTATTAGATTTTGTAACATCTAACTCTATCGATAATATAGGAGTATCTTTATCAGGAGGTGTAGACAGCATGGTCATATTATTCCTGCTAAACAAATTAAAAATAGAAGGAAAAATTAATAAATTATATGCTATGCATATCGAATATTGCAATCGTATAGAAAGTCCTATTGAAACAAAATTCTTGGGATTATACTGCAATAGCTTATCAGATGTTCCTTTATTTGTTAGAAAAGTCGATTATATGAAAAGAGATCAAGTAGACAGAGTATTTTACGAGGAAGAAACTAAAAAAATAAGATTTAACACGTATTCATTTTTATCAAAAAAATATAATATTAAAGGTTGGTGTTTAGGTCATCATAACGGAGATATAGTAGAAAATGTACTTATGAATATATTCAATGGAAGAGATATACTTGATTTAGGTGTAATGAAAGAGATATCTTATGTTCAATCTTATAATACTTATTTATATAGACCATTTATCAATAATTCTAAACAACAAATATATCAAATGGCTAAATTATTTAATATCCCATATTTTAAAGATACAACTCCAGATTGGTCAGGCAGAGGAATTTTACGACGAAAAGTCTTGCCAAATATTGAATTACAATGGCCTTTTGCCAATGAAAAAATAATTAGCATATCAAACCAATCAGAAGAATGGAATGATTATATCCAAAATGCAATTTTTAAACCAATTAAAAATTCTATTTTATTCGATGAAAACCAAATAACATTTCCTATTAACGAAAATACAAAAAATATGCCACGTGTGCTATGGCTAAATTTATTTTTACATATATTTCATTCAAAAGGAAAAAATATGATATCAAATAAAAATTTGGATTATTTCATGAAAACCTTAGATAGAAATATTAAGAAAGAAAATAAGTTTATGTTTTCAAATAAATCTATCGGAATTTTTAAAACAGATAAACTGATTATTATTTTATAATTATTATAAAATAATAAAATAAATGGTAAAAAAAGAAGATCTTAAAGAATTTTGTAAATTGGCAAATTTAAAATGTTCCGGAAATAAAGATGAAATAATAGAAAGAATAAAAGAATATCTAGATCAGTACAAATACGCTCCAAGATATTTAAGAGGGTTATCATCAGAAGAAGTTTTTGAAAAAAAATTTGATATAAAATACAATCAGCTCTTAGAAAAATATACCGGAATTAAAAGTTATGAACCTTTAAAAACAGATAAGCAAAATAAAGAAAAGAAACAATCAAAATATACAGAAAAATGGAATAAAAAATATGAAGATGCTAAAACTTTGACTCAAAAAAGTAAAATATCAAGTGTCCCAGTTGACATATTAAAAGAAGTAGAAAAAAGAGGACTTGCTGCATGGAGAGGAGGACAACATCGTCCAGGTGCTTCACAAAAATCGTGGGCAATAGCACGCGTAAATTCTTTTCTTACTTGTGGAAAAACTTTTTATTATCCAGATCATTTGTTAGCAAAAGAATCAATAAAAAGATCTCCTAAATCTAAAATATTTTGGGAAAAACAAGGTTGTAAATTTTCTAAATTAGGAAAGAAAACTCCTAGTAAGTAAAGGAGTTATTAATAATACATAGTTAAAAATTATAGTTTCTAAATAGTTTAGATAATATATATCAGGAATGCTTAATAGTATATAAAATAACGTAACTTTTTTTATTACATTGACATCTACTTTTTTAAGAGTTATAGATAATATCATCCCAATAAATAGAAAAATAACAGATATTATATTTATATCAACCGGACCTATTCTCGCAAACGATACACATGTCAAATAGTTAGCTCTTACCATTTTGTCAATATAAACATTATTTAATAAACTTGTCAATAAAATTGGATGAGATGCTTTTACATTCTCAGATTTCATTGTGTCTGTTGATGTCTGAAAAACTATTCTAGGATGACAAGCTACACATTTTAAATCCTTAATAGAATGTAAGTAATAATCAATATGATGGTTAATTTTATTTTTTTTTATTTTATCAAGTATTTTTAAAGCTCCTTTTTTAGATATAATATAAGCATGAGTAGCTAAAGACACTTTCGGAATAATAATGTTTTCAGTTAACAATTTTTCATCTCTGCTTATTCCTAACATTTTTCCTATTATTTTAAAAATATTTTGCTCTTGATATTCTCCTCCTATATATCCAAGATAACAAATATCAAAATCGATATTTTTTAAGTCATCTAATGCCTTTTTAAGAATATCATTATAATTATCTTCTAATACAACGTCATCTTCAAAAATTATTGAGTATTCGTCTTCCTGTTCGATTATCTTATTCCATGTTTTTATATGAGATAGAGAACATCCAATAGATCCTTTTGGACCTATATTTTTATAATAAGGATCAATATAATTTTCAAATGATTCTTCGCTATGATTCCTTCCATATATTATCAAAGGATCTATATTAAAATTTCTAAGATATAATAATTTATTTTCAATTTCTTCGAAAGATTTTATTGTTATAAAATACGTTTTCATATTTATCTTACTAATTATTCTTAAATTTATATAATAAATGGCATCTATTATTATAAATAATATTGGAAATACAATATTACCAAACAAAATTGCAGATAATATATCAATAGATAATATTGATTATGAAAAAAGAATAATTATATGCATCTTTAAAGATATTCCAAAAAAAGAAATAGATATTTTAAAACTATACGGCAATTTAGTAGAATTTTCTGAAAATATGATGAATATTGATCCGCAATTTATAGATTTTGATTTTTTAATTTTAGATTTTAGAAAAGACATTCATATAAACTATTATCAGTTTTATTTCTATAAAAACGATAAATACTATTACATATTATATAGATTTTTTTTCGAAACTAATAATGGTTTAACATTTCATAACGAAATGACAGAATTTCCACCAAAACAATTAGATAAAATAAATTATAAAAAATTATTATTACAAAGGCCAATTAATCCTCCTAAATGGTATGTATCACTATTTAGAACTTGTTTTAGTTCTGAACAAGAATTATTTTAAAATTTTATTTATATTTAAATAAATGAGTTTTATGGAAAAACTAAAAAGTTCAAAAAAACTAAAAGAACTACAAGAAAAGTTAAGTAAAAAATTAGAAAATATAGATGTAGACAAAGTTTTAGACAAAGCTGAGAAAAAACTCGATAAATTAGACTTTAAAATGAGAAAATCAGCTCGTGCTTCTAGAAAATCACAACAAAAATCAGCTCGTGCTTCTAGAAAATCACAACAAAAA